GCAAATATTCAGGTAAGGTTTACACAGCAAAAAAAGTTAGAGAGAAATATATAGTATGAATGAATTAGGAAAAGCGTTATTAGGTACACTCATTATAGGAGTGTTTTTTGGATTTACAATATATCCAAATTTAGAATATACTGGTGTTGCAAGAGTACAAGCATGTACCGGTGAATGTTATGAAGAGTATATCAAAATCAATGGTACTGCAGTTGAGATTGAACAAAGAAAACAAGCTCTTGCAAATGAAGATCCATTTAGTTCTATAAGAGGACTATGGGCAGGTTGTGCAGCATGTCATGGACAAAATGGTGGTGGTATGGGAGCATTCCCTGCACTTGCTGGACAATCATCTGAATATATTATAGATAGATTAACAACATATAAAAATAGAGGCCAAGTAGGACCAATGAGTTCTACTATGTGGGCTCAGGCTGGTATGTTATCAGACCAAGAAATAAACACTATAGGTAAATTTATTGAGGAGACATTAAATGATTGAGATTTACGGTAAAACACAATGTCCTTATTGTGATATGGCTAAAGCATTATGCGAGCAAAAAGGACTCGATTTCGAATATAAACTTTTTGGCGAAGACTTTTCAAGAGAAGAGTTAATGGAAACATTTCCAGGAGCCAGAACATTTCCACAAATTATAGTAGATGGTAATAAAATTGGTGGATATGTAGAATTAAAAGAACATCTTTCATGATTTTAGAGTGCGAATATTGTTATAATCGTATTGTAATTAAACCAGATGAGAGAGAAGTCAAGATCAATTTTTGCCCTCATTGTGGAGAACCAACTGATGATGATCTTGACGAATTAGATTTTGATGAGTGATTGGATATACCAAGGACGTAAATTTGAACCACCGAAGGATTTTACTCCAGATGATTGGTATGGATTTGTATATCTTATAACTCATAGAGGAACTAATCGAAAATATGTTGGTAAGAAATTCTTTTGGAAATCAAAGACATTACCTATAACAAAGACTCGAAAAAGAAGACAGAGACTTAAAGTAGAGTCTGATTGGAGAGACTACTATGGCTCCAATAAACATCTCAATGAAGAGGTAGAAAAACATGGTACAGATTTCTATCATAGAGAAATACTACATCTCTGTAAAACCAAAGGAGAATGCGCCTATATGGAAACAAAAGAACAATTTGATCGAGAAGTTCTTTTAAAAGATGAATACTACAATGGAATTATTAATTGTAGAATAGGTACAAAAAGTTTAAAAAACTTGTTTACAAACGACTAAAAGTATGGTATAATAGTACTATTATGGCGAAAATACTTAAATTCCCTACACCTGCAGAACTTAAGAAAAAGGAGCAGGCCGAAAAACTTCAAGAAGACTATAAAATAGTTGAAAGAGCAAGTGATGATTGTATTGCTGCTTCTCATTTTTTATTAGAAGTCTTGGAAGAATTTATTAATACCGGAGAAGTTTCTCAAAACTTTATGGATATGAATTTTCGCGACGAAACATTTCAGGAATCAAGAGATATGTTTGTAATTGTAAATATGCTTAACGCAATGTTTAATCGATATTATGCTATTCCACATGGACTACATAGAGAAATGGATCGTGTATACACAAAAATTAAGCTTATGTCTACGCAAAATGAACAAGCACGTATAGATCTTGAAAGAGAATACGATATCTTATTTACTCCTGACTTTGACGAGGACCCAGATGATACTGATTGATTATAGCCAAATTGCTATTAGTAATATAATTGTACAAAAATTAAACGACGAGAACATGATAAGACATATGATACTGAATAGTATTCGTATGTATAATAAGAGATATCGCGATGAATATGGACAAGTTGTCATATGCGCCGATGGTATGAATACATGGAGAAAAGAATTTTATCCATATTATAAAGCAAGCCGTAAAAAGAATAGAGATGAATCATCTCAAGACTGGACAGAGATCTTTAGAATTCTACATCTTGTAAGAGATGAAATCAGAGATTACTTACCTTATAAAGTAATTCATATGGAAGGCGTAGAAGCAGATGATATTATTGGAACATTAACATTACAAACACAAGAACTCGGTTTACATGAACCAGTTATGATCGTATCATCTGATAAAGACTTTATTCAACTACAAAAATTTAAGAACGTAAAACAATTTAGTCCAATTCAAAAGAAACTTGTGACTGATGATAATCCAAGAACATATCTCTTTAATCATATTATGAGAGGAGATAGCGGTGATGGTATACCTAATGTACTTTCTGCCGATGATACTTTTGTATCAGAAAAACAACAAAGCCCATTACGTCAAACAAGAATTGATGAATGGCTTGAAAATGCTGACACATTAAGAGAAATAATGGACGAAGATATATATCGAAACTATCAACGTAATAAAAAACTCATTGATTTAACTGATATTCCAGAAGAGATACAAGAAAGTATTATAAATAATTTTAATGGGCAAGCACAAACGCCAAATATGAAAATATTAAATTACTTAATAAAGAAAAGATGTAATAATTTGATTGAAGTCGTGGAGGAATTTTACAATGGCTAAAAAATTAATATCAGAAGTTTTATCAGAAGCTTCTAAACTTAAAGCAAAGAAAGAACGAGTCGAGTTCTTACAAAAAAATCGTACACCAGCATTACTTGATATATTAAGAATCGCATTTGATGACGATGTAGTTACAGTATTACCAAGTGGAGCTCCAACATATCGAAAAGATGATGCACCAGCTGGATATGAATACACAAGTTTACACAAAGCATATACAAGATTTAAATATTTCTTTAAAGGACCAGTTGCAAATAGCGTACAACCTTTAAGAAGAGAAGGAATGTTTTTAAGTCTATTAGAGTCATTACATGGAGACGAAGCCGAATTGCTTATAGCGGCGAAAGATAAGTCGCTAAAATATAAAGGTATCACAAAAAAATTAGTGAGTGATACCTTTCCTAATTTAATTAGAAAATAAGGAGGTGATTAACATCTACACTTATATTATGATAGTATTAAATTTAATTAACAAAATTTGGAGAATGCCTATGAGTTTTATTCAAATTGAAAGACTGAAGAAAGATATTTCTGAAGCACAATATTATCAAAAAAGATTAATTAAAAAAGGGAAGCATGTATTGGCTTACAAAATGGGAAAGAAAATTGACTACATGCATCACACGTTGAATGACATGAAAGCAGTTTAGGAGGAACTTCGGCGAGAGGTCGAAAGGCCTCTCCCCATCAGTTTACAAAACACTAAAAATATGGTATAATATATATTATGAATTTATTTGTATTAGATAATGATCCAGTGAAAGCAGCGCAAATGCAATGCGATATTCACGTCAATAAAATGATTGTTGAGTCAGGTCAAATGCTCTCAACAGTTCATCGAATGCTTGATGGCACGATGGAAAGAAGACTCTCTAAGTCTGGTAAAGTAAGAGTACAATATTGGAAACTTAATGATGAGAGAGAAGATATACTCTACAAAGCATGTCATTTTAATCATCCATGTACTATATGGTCAAGAGAAAGCGATGCTAACTATCAATGGCATTATGAACATTTTATTGCTCTTTGTAAAGAAAAAGAATATCGTACAGGAAAGGTACATTTGACATATACAAAATTACATGAAGTACTTAAAACTCCACCAAAAAATATTCCTATTGGTTCAATGACACCATTTAAACTTGCAATGAAGAGTAATCCAGAATGTATCTTTGAAGATGCAGTACAATCTTATCGAGCATTCTATCAAACAAAACAACATCGATTTAAAATGAATTGGACAAAACGTAATGTGCCGGAGTGGTTTGTATATGCCTAGTTATAAATTTTTAGAACATAGATATACCTTTAAAGGAAACTTTGCATATGCAGCTGACTGTATACGACACTCATTAGATATGATGGGTTATACAGAATCAGAAACAGAAGAAGCAGATCTTTATATTTACAATCATACGTGTAGAGATTTAGAGCCTGATATGCCAGAGAATTCTATTATCTTTAAACCAACAGCACCAACCAGTAAACATTTTCAAATATGTTCAGAAGGATATGCAAATAGTTCTGAAATTACCTTTGAAGAACCAATGTATGAATGGAGAAAAGTAAGAGAAGATGAATGGAATGAAGTTCAAGATATGGTTGAAAGAAGAGCAAATAAGTGGGATGATTCTATTATGCTTAAATGGCCTGATGCAAAAGATGTAAAAAAAGATCATATATTAATCATAGGCCAAATGCCAGAAGATGAAACTGTACATGGATTTGGATTTGGCGACCATTGGAAAAAGATGTATCATATTATTGATAAACTAGACGATCATAATTTAGTTATAAAATTACATCCTCGTATACGAAAAGCAAGTCATAGAATACCTGACATAAATAAATGTATAAAAGAATGGGAACTAAGAGGCCATCAAGTATTTAGTGGTTGGGAATCAATTCATAGTATATTACCATATACTCAAGTGGCAATTACTGAAAATAGTACTGCTGGAATTGAATGTATGATGCATGACGTACCAATTATTTCTTATGGATATCCAGACTATCATTGGATTACAAAAGATTTAAGAAGTCTTTCTAGATTAAAAAGT